TTTGATTTAGCAAAAGAAAAATTTAACAACACCTTTGAATTAGTTGTTGAATCAAATGCATCAGTAATTTCTGAATTAGAAATTAAATTAGATGAAGCTACTGAAATCATTGATACATTATCTAAAAAAGTTGCAGATTTAGAAGATAAATTGGATGAAACTGAAACAGAATTATCTGAAGCATTAGTTGAAGATAAAATTGCTGATGCAATTGCTACAACAGAAGAAAGAATGAGAGCAGAAGCTGCAGAAAAAATTGAAGCTATTAAAGAAAGTTTAGTTACATCTACTGAGATTTTCTTAGAACAAGAATTATCTGAAGTTAAAGCTGATAAAGATGAACTTATGAAAGAAACACAAGGTAGAGAATTATTAGAATCTATAAAAGGTTTAGTAAAACAATATTGGGATATTGATTCAGAAGTTGCAGAAGAAATTTTAGAAATGAAAAAAGAGTCAGAAGCAAAAGTTGAACAATATAAAGATATGTTGAAAAAAGAACATAAAAGATTAGAAGAATCTCAACAACAAGTTAATACTTTGAAAAAGAAAGTTATCGTTGAGTCTAAAAGCTCAGTTTTGTCAGCTGATAAAAAAGAAGCTTTAGAAAAATTAGCAGAAAATATTGATGCTGATAAACTTGAAACTAAGATTGATGCTTTAATGGAGTCGGTTATTGATACATTTAATGCTGGTTTTTCAAAAAAAGCTGTTGTCCCTGTGATTAATAAAAAAATAAATGATACATCATTATTAACTGAATCAGTTAATACAGCTATTAGTTCTGGTAATTCTGATATGAAACCATCTGATGAATTAGCAAATTTATTAGCTTTAGCAGGTGTTAAGTAAGGTTTAGATAAAAAATTCATAGAAATATGAGTTTTTTTCTTTAAAAGTGATAATTTTTTAATTATCAATATAAATAAAATTGAAATAATAAAAACAATAAGTTCTTTAAAGGAGATAACAACATGGCAAACGTACAACCAAAAATGTTAGTAGAATCATTATTAGAAGGTGTAGCAGAAGGAAGAAAAGATAGCATGAGAGTTATCTTGGAGAACCAAGCTAAATACGCTGAATCTTTAAATGAGGCTACATTTTCAGGAGCAATCAAATCTGTTCCAAAATTAATTATGCCTTTGGCAAGAAGAGTAATGACAAATGTTGTTGCTGATCAATTAGTAGGTGTTCAACCATTAAAAGAGAGAACAGGTATTTGTATGTCTCTTAAATATGTTTATGCATCTGATTCAGCAATAGATTTAGGATCTGCAGATTTAGCTAACGCTGAAAAAAACAGATATAATGCATTAGTATCAAATGATCCAGATGCACCACAAGCATCTATTGGTGGTACTAATAATACCATTGTAACATATCCTGCTGGCGCTGAAGTGTCTTATGTATCTGGTGTAAACCAATATGCTAAGAAAGTTTCAACTGAAGATGGTGAACAAATGAGTTTAAATCCAATTGGTAATACAAAAGATTTTAATCCATTTAAAGAAACAACTTTAAAATTTACTCAAACTACTGTTACTGCAAAAACTAGAAAATTAGCTGCTCAATGGTCTTTAGAAGCTGCACAAGATGCTCAAGCTTCATTAGGAATTAATATTGAAAAAGAAATGATTACTGCTTTAGCACAAACTATTGCAAATGACATTGATAGAGAAATATTAACATCAATTGAAGCTAAAGTTGGATACACTGCAAACTATGATTATGCAAATGTTTCTGGTACTAACTCAATGGCTGAGAAATATCAAGCAATGTACACTAAAGTTTTAGAGGTTTCTAACCAAATCGCTGTAAGAAATAGAAGAGGTGCTGCTAACTGGATGATCGTTAATCCTAATGTTTTAACAATCTTACAAACATTAAAATCTTTTAATTTTGCACCAACAACAAGTACATATGTTGACCCAACAAATATTGGTTTAGCTGGAACAATTGAAGGAAGATTTAAAGTATTTACTGATATTATCAGATCATCTGATGATATTTTAATGGGTTATAAAGGAAATTCTGAAACTGATGCAGGTATTATTTATATGCCTTATATTCCACTAGAAGTTTCTCCAACTATTTTAGATGGTAATTCATTTATGCCAAGAGTAATGTTGAGTACAAGATATGGTATCGCTGATAACATGTTAGGTGCTGATGCATACTATGGAAAAGTAAACGTTTCTTTATAAGATCCTGCTGAAAAACCCTTCCCTCAGGGTGGGGATGCAGCGACAAAAATAGTTTATTTAATATATTATACATAACTTTATCTTAAAATTACTAAAATTAATGTAAAATATGTATGTAAACTAAAGGGATAATTTGAAATTTAAATTATCTTTCAATACCATTAAATGGTATGCTGTTGGTCTCTGGTACAGAAGACCTTGATTTCCAATCGGACATCTAAATCTTTGTTAGTCCAAGCTTACGTTTGGCATTAGAAACACCGACCTTTAGGACGGTGCAGTTCACAAGAAACTTAACTTTAATTTGTTAATAAAAGATAGATGATTAATTCATCTAGCTTTTTTAATGTTCAAAAAAAATGTAAAATTATGATATGAATATACCTGATTATCTTATATCAAAATCAAAATTGATAAACCCTTCTCCAAATAGATTTATATTTTCTGCTAAACAATTTTTAATTAACTACTCTATAGAAAATAATTTTGAAACAACTGATTTAAAAATTATATTTTATATGTATATTAATAATGTAAAATCTGTTCCAAAATGCACATTTAATGGTTGTAACAACACTGTTAGATTTATTTCATTTAGTCAAGGTTTTTCAAGAGGATGTACTCACATACACGCAAAGAAGATTGCTACTATAGAAAAATTTGGGGTTGATACTCCATTTAAATCGGAAAAAATACAACAAAAAGTTAAAAAAACATTTCTTGAAAAATATGGTAATGAAAAACCATGTTTAACAAATAACTTTAAAAAAGTTATGGTCGAAAAATATGGTACAGAATTAGCCATGAAATCAAATATTGTAAAACAAAAACAACAAACAACATTATGTAAAAAATATGGTGGTATTGGTTCTGGAAGCTCAATAATATCTAAAAAAGTTCAAGAAAAAAGATTAGTAACCTTCTTTAAAAAAATTGATTCTTTAAATTATCCAGCTATAAGATTGTTTGATATTTCGGAATTTAATGGTGTTAAAGGGTATGACAAAAAATATAATTGGATGTGTAAACAATGTAACACCATATTTACTGCACATATAACCGATGGTGCTTTACCATTATGTCATAAATGTTATCCACGAATGAGTTCTGGTATTTCTAGAATGGAGCAAGAATTATTTGAAACTATCAATTGCAAAAATAAAATACAATCAAACAAAACAATTTTAAATGGTAAAGAATTAGATATTTACATGCCGGATAATAATCTGGCTATAGAATTTAATGGTATGTATTGGCATTCAGAATCGAATGGTAAAGGTGAAAATTATCATTTAAACAAAACAATGAAATGTGCAGAAAAAGGGATACAATTAATTCATATTTTTGAAAGTGAGTGGTTGGAAAAAAAGAATATTGTTCTTTCAATAATTCATGCAAAGCTCAACATATTTAGTAATAGACTGTATGCAAGAGAATGTGTTGTTAAAGAGATTGATAGTCAGTCTAAAAATTTGTTTTTAGAAGAAAATCATCTTCAAGGTGCCGATGATTCCTCTGTTTACCTTGGGTTATTCTATAATTATGAGTTGGTAAGTGTAATGACTTTTTCAAATAATAAATCAAGTGAACCACACCAATATGTTATGAACCGATTCTGTAGTAAGATCAATAATCAAATAATCGGAGGATTTAGTAAAATGCTTTCATTTTTCATTAAACACTTTAATCCTACAATAATTATAAGTTATATAGATAGAAGATATTCGGTTGGTTTAGTTTATGAAAAAAATGGTTTTAAAAAAGAAAAGGTATTATCCCCAAATTTTTTCATAATAAATGGTGAAAAAATTTGGGATTGTGGAATATGTGTTTACATGTGGTACTCTAGTATCAATGAATAATATTATAATCCTAAAGTTTCTTCAGTCCATATATCAAAAATATATCCATTTTTATTTGCCCAAGCTCTAGCAGAATTCCATTTATCTTGATTTTTTTGAAATGTTAATACCTCAACATTATATCTTTGTATTGCTTTTTGTGTTTTTTTATTAGGCATTTTTGGAGGTATTGTTTGATCTAATGGTTTTATTTCAATTATATATCTTTTTTGTTCTCCATTTTTATCATTTACTATAAAATTCACATCAACATAATATCTATGCATTTTATTATCGACTTGTGATCTATATGGTATTATAATACTTTCGCTAGCCCATTCAATAATAGATGGGTTATTGTCTAAAAAATAAAAAACTCTATGTTCCCAACTACTTCTATAAATTATTGGGAATGTGCCTTTATATTTATCTTGATTAGTGGCATTATATTTTCCTTGCTTCCATGAACTGTTTTTCATTATTAAAATCCTTAAAAACTATATTAATCTTATTTATTTTTATTTTTACATATAATGTTGAAAATGATATAGTTCACAAAATATTTTAAGGAAAAAAGTATAAATAAAGTAAATATATTAAAAAATGAGGTTACAAATATGGCAATTAAGACTTTTGAAAGGGAAGTTAAAAAACTTTCTTCCGAATTTACAAATCTTATTGAAAACTATAATTTTGAAGAATATGACTTTCATTCGATAAGACAAACATTGCAGGATTATATTGAACAAACATATCCAAATTATAATGATTATTTTAGATCTGATTATGTTATGATGTTGATAGAGCTTTTTGCCTTCTATGGAGAAATGATGGCCTATAGAGTCGATATGAATATGAATGAAGCATATTTATCTACTGCAAAAGATAGAAGAAACATTATAAAAATAGCGGATATGTTAGGATATAAATATGATAGAATTGAACCATCTGTTTCAATTGCAAAAATAAATATCACCAATGATGTTGGTGGCTCATTTTTATTGACTAAAGTTAAAAAGCACAACACAATTGATGATATTTTATCAAAATCTAGTGAGATAACTTTTGAATTAGCTGAATCAGAAACAGCAAAATATCATCAATATAAATTAGATTATTTATTAAAAAATGTTACAGCAGAAGATTTTATGAATACTCTTAATAATGTGTTTACTAAATTGAAAGATTACAATTATAATGATAATATTAAAACAAAAAGAGTTTTTGAAGATACTTTTGAATATTATGAAAGAAGTATTTTTGTTGATAAATTTCAAATGGGATTTACACCAAATTCCAATATTTATGTAACCTATGCCGGTTCTACAAAAATGTTTGAATTACAAAATCTTAAATTTGACAATGTACTTTATTTTAATACTGAAAATACAGTAGATGCATTAACATATGATGTAAATAATTTATATAGTAACATAGTTGAGTTAGGTTTTGAATTTGTTTTGAAATATGATAAAGGTGGAAATATAATTGATAAAAATGTTTATATGTATATACCTATAGTACAAGGTGGAACATTTACTAGGGAAATAAATTTTACAAAAACCGTAAAGGGTTTTAAAACCATTGCATTTGAAAAGAATATTTTTAACAATCCTACTTTGGTTAGACAATATGACACAAATAATAATATAATCAGAACTTATTATCAAGTTGATAATTTAAATAATCATACATATAAATATGCCTATGAAGTTAATAACACACCAGAAGGACATTTAGAATTAATTTTTGGTGATGGTAAAAATTCTGAGGTGTTGTTACCTGCTACAAAAACATTATTATTTTATAGAAAAAATGAATCTAATTCAGATGAACTTTTTAATGTTAAAAATGCTGATTTACCTACAATTTCACTATTGATAGAATATTATGATAATCATATTAATAAAACACAAAAAATGAGTTTACCAATTTATATGTTGTATAAATTTAGCGCTGATGGTGGACTATCTGCTGAAAGCAATGAAGAAATCAAATATATGGCTAGAAAACTTAGAAGTGTTCAGGATAGATTCGTTACTGCTGCAGATTATGAAACTGCAGGTATGTTGCACCCAAGGGTCAAATATTCAACAGTTATTTTAAGAACCTATATTGGTAAAAATAGTGCAAGAATGTCAAATGAATTTTTAGATGTTTATTTCGATTCGTTAAAAAATCCAATAGATACATTTCAAAGTATAGAACCTACAACAAACAAAATAATAGATACCTTTATTATTGCTAGTACTGCATATTTTACGGAATCATCTGTGAATGATATGTATGATTATATAACATTTAATGAAACTAAAGATGCCTATTATTTTGAAATATTTGATGTATCTACCATAACTCCAAATGAGTGGTTTAAATATCCAGAAAAAATCGTTTCAGAAAAGAGTAAAGGTACTGTACTTAAAATAACAAATGCTGTTATAACTTCAGAAATTATTGAAGAAATTGTGAATATTAGTAATATTAATAATATATTACCTTTGGAACATAGTATTACTGCAGTAACATTTTCTGGATGTACACCAAAAAATATAAATTTAAAACTAAGTGTATCAACACAATTGGATAGATTGGTAGTAGAAAATAGTATTGATCAAGAAAAAGAACACATATTAAAAAGTTTTAATAAACTTTTTTTAGATTATAATATAGCAAATGTAAAATTGATTTCTATAAGTGATGGTTATTCACTTTCTTTAACTTACACAACTAAAGCAATAAGATTGCCAGAAAAGGATTTATCATTTGTATGGACACATTATAAATCAGATGATTTATATATAAATCCAAGTAAATCAAATATTGTTGAAATATATGTGACTGGTGTTAAAAAGGATTTAAAAAAGAATATATCCTCATATGAAGCACTTACTAGTTCAGAAATTAATAAATTAATATCCGATATTAATACCAGGAAAATGATTTCTGATATAGTACAGGTATATAATTCTAGTGTATATACTGTTGAAATTGCCATAAAAGTATATAAAAATACAAACACAAATATAACCAATGAATTATTGAGATCTAAAATAGATAAAGAGATAGATAAGTTTTTTGATATTGTTAATATCCCATTGGGTAAACATTTTCATATGTCTAAATTGATAGAATGGTTACATAGAAATATTCCAGAAATACAACATATTGAAATGCTTGTTGATGAAAAGGGTGATAACATAACTCCATCATCAACACTGAATACTTTAGGTGAAAGAATAGTTTATACCCAAATTGTTGAGAAAAAACAGGAAATAAACAACAATTATTCGTCTGTTAGAAGAATAAGTATAATTTGATAAATACTATATATAAAAGAAAGAGGATTAGATTAAATGCCCAATTTATTAAAATCATTGCCTAGAGAAATTTTTGAAAAAGAAGACTCAAAGTTTATTTATAATGTATTAAATCCATTATTATTTGATAAAATAAAGGATACTGACAGTGATACAACACTAAGTTATACTGTCGGTGAACTTTTAGATAAAGATATTAATTTAAGAGGTCAGTTTGACACAGATTTCATTTTACCATTTAATATAAATTCTAGAGAATTTCATGTTTATATGTCTAATGACCAAGAAAAACAAAAAATTGAATATTTTGGAAATAAAAAATTAGTAATGGACTTGGATAATCTTAAAGATTATATATTTTTTTACTTTGGTGTTGAAGGATATGGTTTTTTAAGACAAATAATTGAAAAGTATTATTTTATAAGTTATGAATATGACAAAAATAGAGAACTTTATGAATTTAATTATGCAAAATATTTAAAATCTATGGATATTAAAAAGAAAAAAATTTTTAAAGGTACTTATGAACATTTCAAAAAATTGTATGATGAATTTCAAGTATTAAAAGATGAATTTGATATTCTACTATCTGTTATACACTATTATAATTTAGTTCCATATACTAAAATAGTTGATATTTTTTCTAATGAACTTAGTAAAAAATTCAAAATAAAAACATTCGATTCGAATATAGTTTTTGCAAATAGTAAATTATTTTCTTATTTAGAAATGAATATAACGTACAAAAAACAACAAACAAAATATACATTTTCTGGAAAAAATATTATTGAATCGGTTGATGTAGCCCCAACACATATTTTTGAATTGATAGCTTTATTTGCTATGGAAATTGATTCATTGAAAGTTAAATATGATTCATATTTATCCTTATTAGTTGATAATGGTAATGGATATGCACTAGAAAAGAGTGAATATAAAAAATTAAAAAACAACGTTTTTAAACAAATAACCTTAGATTTGGATAGTGATAATTTAACATATTTTGTAAATGAAGAAAAAAATGAGCTTGAAATTTATTTGTATTTTTCTCAAGAATTTAGAATTGAAGAATCAACCGTCCAATTGATAATAAATGATAAAATAATTTATCCTTCTATTCATTCTTTAGCAGGCTATATTGGTTATGGATATACACTGTTTGAGTATTTTGATGAAACAACAAAATATTATAAAATTACTGTACATGATTATTTCTTTGAAACTTTGGATAATGAAAATTCAAATTATGAGATTAATGACATATTGGTGAGATTTGATGCGGTAGCATCGATTTATCAACATCCAAAAAATCCTCAAGAACTTAATTTAGATACCAATGGATTTTTAGATAATTTTATCATATATAAAAAGAATATAGAAACCGGTTTTTATGAGAATATTAACATACCCTTCAAGATTAAAGTTGGGATTGATGAAAAAGAAGAAAGATATTCAAGGTTATATGAATTTTTAGGAATTAATGATGTAACCCATAATGATTTAATAAGTTGTTCTGATATAATAATAGGATGTTATGAATATGATTATGTTTATGAACCTAAATTATATGTAGATTTTTTTAAATATAATAAATTTAATGTATATTTTAGATTTAATACTATAATGCAATATGTTTTAATAGATGATGTTATGAATGAGAATTTTGAATTACAATATTATGATAAAATTATGGATGACTCATATAGTACCAATATTAATAAAAATATTATTATGTATGATGGTAAAACTTATAGAAAATTGTATGATGACATTGATTATATGCGATTAATAAATCCTTATAATGAAACAAATTACGCATATATTTCAAAAATAACTTATGACATGTATAAAACTAAGGAGCATACATCTCCTATTTTAATTGATGGAATCATTAATAAAATACCATTTAAAGATAATCTAAAATACTTGGATAAAACTAATTTTGATATAAACAGGAATGCCCTATTTTTTATGGTTGATGGTAATCAAATGGTTGTTCCATTGAATGAAGATGGTCTTTCACGAGGTCTTAATTATGAGAATTTAAATTATAATAGTTTCACACAACAATTGGAATATAATAATACTGAATTATGTAGTAGTGGTTTTAAATTAACTAATGTTGGAATATATTTAAGAAATAAAACCGCTGACACTTTTGATAAAATAGAGGCATCAAGAACAATAAAATTACATAACAATAATATTAATAATGTTATATTTTATGATATATATGAAATGTCTCCATGTATTATTATTAAAGATAAAAAATTTAAAATAAATAATTTGTATATTGATACATATAAAAATGCTTTGAAACATCCATCAAATGTGTTGTTTATAGAGTCAAAATACGGGATTCCAAGATACAAAACTATAGATGGTATTATTAGTGATGTTAATATATTTGATGATGATAAAAACAATAATAAATTAACTTATAATGTAGATATGTTAGAATTGATTTATACCCATACTGAACATGAATCATATACTATGCATTTAACATTGTTATCTAGTAAACAAACTTATCATAGACAAACAGGAATGAATTCGTTTTCTATATTTTATTCTGGTAATGTGATACCAGAAAATTCAAACAAAACATTTTTTGGTAGAGAAAATATATATAATTCTATGCATATTTCCGATGATATTTATAATATTGGTAGAAGTCAAGATGTATTTAATAATACTCAACATCACAATTTATTAGGAGAACAATTAGATTTAGATGTAGCAGACGCAACACAATATAATATGGAAGAAGAGTCATATTTGATGTTTAAATCTGCAACAGCATCATTGAAAGGATTAGAAACATATCTTAAATCAAATCTTAAATCTATATCACAAGATATGGGTGTATCCCCAGTTTATTTGGTTCAAAGAAATAGATTTATTTCAGAATGGGTAAAAGTCTCAAGTGTGTTGCCTAGTTCTATCTGGGCTAAAGACGCTCTTAAGGATTTAGTTGCCGATTTAATGGAAACAAAATTGATCAATAATAAATATGATGATTTAATTGATGTGTTTAAAAATAATGAATATGAAAAATTTTCTATAGATACAAATAATATACACAATATTTTAGTTCATTATATACTTAGATTTTTGGAAGAAGATTATTTGTTAGAGGATTTTTCTTATTTTCTTTTACATACTATTTGGATTGATAATAATAGAAAAAAAATAGTCGATTTCATAATGATGCATAGCAATGAACAAACGAAAAAATTAATATCTTCAATGAGATTTGAATCTAAATATGAAAAAGAACAATTATTTTATATTTTTACGAATGAATTAGAAAAAATCAAAAAAGAAACTATAGATTCATACACCCCACTTTCTAATTATTCTGATTGGAATAATTATATTGAAAATAATCATGTTAAATTTGATAAACCATTTAAATATGATGTTTTGGATATTAGTGAATATATTACGATGTCGGTTGATTGGAAATATCCTATTATATTGATTAGACCATTAAATGATGATGGTGTATTTACAAAAAGAGATTATAGATTTATAGATCTATCTATAGCTACAAATTCACAAATAACCTATGATGATAATTATAATGAATATATTGATGATGTTAAAAATAAATTAAACAAACAAATCAATTATTTAGATACAACATTAAGAATACTTAATGAAATATCACTTGAAGATGGTTTTGATTTTTTAAGTATTAATTTGGTTATTGTTAAATGGGTGGTTGAAAGATTTTTACCAAATTATATATTACACAATAATGTTGATGATTATAATATTTTTGTTGATATTATTAAAAATGAATTAAGAAGCGCAGACCATCCAAATATGATAGTATCATATAATAAAATTAAAGATCATGTTATATTAGGTGATTTGGGATTGGATGTTAATAGTATATATGGTTCAATTGTTACTGGTGGATTTATTACAAATTCAACTATAAGATTGGATATAGTAGAAAAAATTGAATTAGAGTATCTTGATAAAATTAAAAAACCAATTGAACATTATTTTGATTTTTTATTTGAAAGTGAAAAATATGATATTATTACTAAAGTACTCGCACTATTTACAGAAGATGTAATAGCAACATCTATGATTGATTTATCTATGGCTATTAATATAAAAAATAGTAATGGTGATAAAACATTTGATATATATGAACAAATGATCACCGATATTTTTGATGAATTTTTACCATTTCATACAGTACTTGATAAAATCATATTTAGTATTAAAATTATGGAAATGAATTCAGTTGAAGCTGTTGGAAAACAACTGGATGCAAATGTTATTGATAGTACAATGATAGAAATATTTACACATTTCATAGAGAAAATAAGAATTCAAACCCTTGATACTTCTATAATGTCTTCAAGAATCAATATATTGTTTCCATCTGAGGGATTAAAACTTTGTGGTGGTCATGATGAAATACCATATGATTATGATAGATTGATTAAACCTGCAGGACATGATTCAATGTTATCTGTTGATGATGATTATGGGGTTGATGATGAGTGGTATGTTATTAACATAGATATGTGGAAAGTTAGACCGGAAAATGTTTATACCCCACCAGAATTCGCAGAGTTGCTATGGTTAGGTATCCCTGATAATGAATTTGAAAAAGTGACGGATGTATATATTGATGAGTATTTCCATATAAAAGAGAGTATATTTGAAAAAGATTCAAGAATTGAATCTCATTTTGTGGATTTATTACCGGTGATAGATATTTTACAAGGTGTTGATGAGAGTACCGAATTAAATGTTACTGAAGATTATCTTATTAATATTGATTCATCATTCAATATTAGATTTTATAATATTGATGAAATCGCTCACGATGAGATGGCTCATGATGAATATATTGGTCCTGAAGATCAAACCTCATTAATTGATATGAGAGAATCAATGTATCAACATATTATTCATGATTTCTATGAAAAATTAAATATATCTGTTATGGATAGTATATGGACTGATATTACTATTCTATATGATATAGATGATATTCCTGGACACGATGAATTTGGGGTTGATGAATACTACCATCAAAGAGGACCAGATACATTGGGTCAAGAAATTTCCACGATGGTTTATGACGAATTGTTACATCAAGGATTCGGTATCAATGTTGTGGATATGAGTGATATTTCATTGGTTGATGCAGCTATAGCAATAACTGTTAGTAATGATTATAAATCAATAATAATGAATACGGTTGTGGATAATGGTGTTTTCATAAATGTTAGTATTTGTATAAACAGATTTATCGATACTTATGGTCAAAGTTTAATTTATGGTCATGATGAATTCACTGTTGATGAATTTTATCATGATTCTGCAGATTTAAACAGAATGGCTAATAGTATCTCCACCATGTTTTATGATTCACTTACAGTAATTAAAATTGATTTTGGTTTTATGAGAATGTTGTCCATCGATCCATATCAAGAGTTGATAAACCAAAAATTTTATAGAGCAAATCAAAGAGGTTCAGAAGCAGAAAAAACAAAAATTAGAGATTCATTCACAAGTGATGTTAGAATATTTAGTAAAGATTTTTTAAGAGTTGGTTTATTAGAAATGTATATGATAGATTTTGTTTCTGAAGCAAACAGAAGAATTATATATGACAAAATTGAAGATGAATCTTGTGGAGAATTTTTTGCATCAATATTAACTGATTCGTTAGTGAAAAGACATATTCACCACGATTTCAGGGAAAATATTTTGGCAGTTGATAAATATGCTGGTATTATCGATGATGTTGTGATTTTAAATATATATGGTGTTAAAGCCGGACAATTTGAGAGAGATGCATTATTTAAATTGAGTATAGGTGATAGTGTTAATACTGATATAAAAATTAAACACTCTGTTGAAAGAACACTGACAAAATTTGATAAAGATTATATAAAATCAATTAAAATAGATGATGAGCATGAAACACTATATAAACATATGGAAAAAGAATTAAAAGTTAATTTTTATGATACTTTGGAAACATTTTATGCATTTGTAAATAAATCTACTATCAAAACCTCAGAATATACAGTATCATCATTAACACAAACTAATAATGAAAAAAATAAAACCACTCTATTTGAGAAGATTCACTATGGACAAAGAAAAATATTTGAAATAGATGGTATGAAACTTAATATCTCAGATAAGTTACTTGATGTTTGGGCAAGTAAAATTTATAATGATTCATTGGTTGTTTTATCATTAGATAGTAAATTAGCAACAGAAATTCTGTCAGAATATACATTTAATATGGAAAGAGTATTACAACCGCATGATGAATATGGACATATGGGATATACGCCGGATTCATTAGAAAGAAGCATAGATTCTAAATTAACAGACTCATTGATTCAAAGTTCATCAGAATTATATTTTGAAGGAATTAGTAGTAAACTATATGATGGTGTGATGCAAGATATTCACTATTATTTTGGGGATATTATATCTGTTTATATCAGTGATTCATTACACACCTATATTGATATAGTTAAAAAACCTTGGATTTGGCCTGATTTCGATGAATTTGGACATGATGATTATCCACATATGTATCACGGTGAATATGATGATTTTGGTATAACTACAGAGATAAAAGATAAAATGAAATTAGATGCCTCAGTGTTATTATATGACGCTAATGCATTGATTGAGTTTAGAGAGAGAATATTTGTTGGTTATGACACCGAAATTAGTAAAGATTTATTAAGTGTTTCTTTAAGTGATTCTATTAAAATAATAAGTGTTTGTTTTTCGGATAAATTAAGTATAATGAGTACTGATATTATTGATATTCATAAAAACATCGTAGAAGATTGTAATAATGTTATTATGAGTGATACTGTATGGTATAGTTATAAATTAAGAGATGATGATCTTGGAGTGCACACATCAGATTTTATTAACATATATGAAGCAGACGCTATAGAATTTAAGATTGATTTACTATCAGGTACTATTAAAGATTGGTTATATTATGAATATCAGTTTGATGAAGGTAAAGTTAATATATCATGTAGTGATAGTATGCAATATGACTATGGAAATTCATTTGTTGAATCATCAAATATTACTTTCAATGAAAAATTGATTATTGTTGCAGAAAAAAGTTTATTTTTAAGCATTGACAAACTTAACACTATTATCACTGATAAAGTGCTTATTGATGATAATAGTACTATTGATAAAACAAAAAATAAAGATATGTTAATAGTATCTATTACAGAAACTTTAAGATATGGTAATGGTAAATGGTTTAATGACGCGTTTAGAATTTATACTAACAATAGATTGAGTATATATGATGGTGATATAACCTATCCAACTGACTTGATGGTATCAGTAGCTGATATTTTTCATGAAGTTACAATAGTTAAACCATTCAANGATAATTTAAAAACATTAACATATGAGAGAATGAAATGTGGTTTAATATTTAAAGATTATGCGAATATATCAATATTTAAATCTGATTACATATCTATGGAAAGAAATTGGTTGATAAATAGATATGGTGTGGATGATGTTGTTCATGATTATGTTGGATATGCATATTTGGATGATTCAATAGAAAATTCCACCACTGTTAGTTTTATGGATGACCTAAAAATTTTTAATACTTTATTATTTACTGATGGTTTGGATATTGTATGTAATGACAATCTTGTTATTGGTCTAGAAACAACACCATCAGTTAATTGTAAAAAATCTGATGGTATAGTAATAACGAATACAGATAATTTATTATATGGTGATGGTATTTATAATTATTTGTGGGATGAAAAGGAATGGGAACATTTTGGTTATACAGTACCATATGAGCGATGGAATGGTTTAGTACCACATGATGAATTTCCATATGATGAAATGGAACATGAAGAACAAGGTGTGGATCTTGCACATATTGTTACAGGAGTATCAGATAATTTATTATATGGTTTTGATTTTTTATTCAAAGAAACACTAAGTGTGGTTTCAAAGGATCTTAATGGTTTTGAATCATGGGGATATACAAGTGTATTTATTGATAGGACTAACATTTATGTTGATAATAGATTAGAATCAAATTATACTGAAAGTGATGAGCATAAATTTGTAGCTAATTTTAAAAAAGAAATTATGCAACTTAGTTATGAATTTGAAGATATGATAAAGATACATAAATATATCACAGACAGTACATTATCTACTGAAGAAATTAATATTTATGATAATAAGACCCACCAATTATTTGAGTCAATTATGAGATATAGAATTTATGAAAAAATTGGTGTTTTTGTGAATAGTAATTTATTAAATAGTGTATTATTTAAATTTGATGAAGAATTGAGTTTAATATTGGATTATAAAACTAAAATAGATTTATATAAAGCTAAAGCAGATGGGTCTATAGCAAAATCTATGACGGTTATTAAAGATAAATCTACTGCGAATGTTGAGTTATTATTTGTTGATACCATCAAAACTAACTTAAAAGATAAGGTGCAAGGTACTTATGTTGAAGACTTAAATGAGTATTACTGAATATTTTGAGTAAAATTGAAGTAAAATGTATTTTAAATCTAAAAAAACTATTTTGTTGAATAAATAAAATAAAAAGTTGAATATTCAAGGGGGAACTGATATGAGTATGAAAGAATTATCACAACCAAATGTAATCGGAACATTAAAAGTGTTTGATGGTTTAGATTTAGTTGTTGAAAAGAAAAATAAAATTAAATTAGATAATTTTGTAAGAACTTTAGCATTTGGTGCAGTACATACTGATGTTACTAATGCGAATGCTTACAGAATTTCTACAATTAGATTTGGTTCAGGTGGAGAAGATGCCGATAATAATGAAAAAACTCCAGATGTATCGACTGATACACTATTTGAACCAATGCATTCTGAAGATGTAGTTGGTTCCGGAAATGGTATTAAAGTTTTGGATATTAAAGATGATGCAAATAATGTAATTGAACCAAATTCAAAGATTATTGAAGTAAATGCTACTATTAGTGCAACTGAAGCTAATGGTGTTAAGTTTAATGAATTAGGATTATTTGATTCATCTAATAAAAAACTTACACATATTACTTTTGATGGTATTACAAAAACAGAAAATAGAACATTGTCTTTTACATACCAAGTAGAAATAACTGTATCTTAAATTTTATTTTTAGTAAAAAATTAAACACTATATTTTATGGGCTTTTAAGCCCATAAATGTGTATTTATACAACTTTCATTCAACCAATCAAAACTTCGTACTATAGTAATGCAAATTATACAAATCTTCAGGTCGATTATCCATTAATACATTTTACATCCATACACATTTTTAAACTTTTTTAGAGAAAATCAATAATGTTGATGATTATTGTGTTCTTCCGAAAAACCCAATTCTTCAGGTTAGGGATACAGAGGCAAGAAATCAAGGTATTTAATATATTGTATAAAATTTTATCTTAAAATTACCTTTTTTCGTGATTTCCCACAAAAATAGTATGGATAAATATGTAAATTAAATGGATAATTTGAATTTCCAATTATCTTTCAATACCATTATTTGGTATGATGTTGGTTTCTGGTACAGAAGACCTGGATTTCTACTTGGGAATCGAAATTTTTGTTAGTCCAAGCGTAAGCTTGGAATTAGAAACACCAACCTGAATGGTTGGTGTAGTTCACGATACAAATCAGTATCAAAGAATATTATTGATAAGTTAAATAAGGGGTAGCTAAAGCTTACGCTTCTTTTGCTTCTGCTTTTGCTTTTGCTTTTGCTTCTGCTTTTGCTTTTGCTTCAGCAGCTACATCTTTATCTTGTTCTAATTCAGCTTCACTATCTGTTAATGAAGGATACTTAATAATAACTGTATTAGTTTCTAGATCGAGACTTATACGCCACAACGCAATATTATCAGGTATTTCTGCCTCTAAATGTTCTTCTAAAATAGTTTCCGAAGCAGCACACCAAACTTTACCATCCATATAAAATTTATATTTCATTTGTTAAATCCACCTTCATAAGAGTTTTTTCCATTTAAGGACCAAAAATTAACAGCCATAAATCTAGGGTAACAAGTTGTGTATGAATGACCAGTCATACCGGATCTCCTATTTGCACTAGCATTTAAGAAAGAACCATTCGCTATCGCAGGAAGGCTTGTATCACTAGTACTTATATTACTGTGAACATATACAGTATTACTAGTATACTCAGTATGGTCTGTTTGTGCAAAATCCCACGATACCATGTTTACAGCAGCACCATCTGTATTTTCTCCATTTAAATAGACGAATCCGCTTTTTCCAATTGGTAGCATAGCGCCTCCACCATTTGTATTAGTATTCTGTATTCTAAAGTTTCTTCTAGGGTCTTTTGTAGAAAATATATACGCCGATAGACCACAACCATAATAATAATATGGTGTATATGCAGCTGCCCAATTATTATCCCAAGTGTTATTCATTTTTGTGTAATATGGATCTGCTTGTGATGTACCATAACTGGTAGTATTGCTGATTGAACCCAATGCAATAGTTGTATTATTTTTACCACTTAAATCCACAACATCGGCATATTGATTATTACTTTCTTTATAACTTATTCCCACCCAATCATTGTCTCCAACTACAACAACCTTATCATATCTACAATCTGAACCCGAGGTCTGTATGGTAATTGAATATTCTTTTACGGTGGCATTTGCAAAAAATTCTGTCAAATTAGTACATGTATTCAAATTGATACTACTTTTAAATACTGTTGCAATAACTGTTCTATCATTATTACCATGAAGAGTTACCAATGTTTTAGTTCTTTCATTATATCCTGCAGAACCATAACCTTCATTTATAGTTCTAGTAATTTTATAAGTGGATAAATTTACAAAGTCTTTATAAGTGTTCATTTGTGTTAATCCACTATATTCTATAAAAGAATTGTTATTCATTCCAAAAAATCTTCTTGGTCTCATACCTTCTGGCATCACTTGATTTATTAAATACTTTCCTCTTATCAATTTCAAATTTTCTGTATTATTTAAACTATGGAATGTTTGCATACCTAAAGCCGAAACTGATCCAAACATACTTACTGGATATTGATCATTTTGATGTAATGCTTGTTGCCAACAATTCCAAGAACTATAACTCTGACTAGATAATTGATCATTAGCATTAGCATAATCGATTGAGCTATATCCAAATGTTGGGTCTGCTAACATACCAAATCTATAGCTCGTTGTAGAATTTGCTGCAGATGCCCAAGGGGAACCTATAGGTTGGAAAAATGAATCATACAATTTTACATGCCAATTCTGATTTCCCTCACCACCCCATTCACAAAATGTTGGATACCCTTCTTTTCTAGGATCTTCACCTACTGCTGCATCAGGTTTATTATTGTCTAAAAATCTTCCCATAACTTTATCTCCTTAGTTTAATGATTCAATGCCATAAGCAAGAACATTAATATTTTCTATTGATGAAGTAATAAAAACTGCATCATTTTCAGAAATAACTAATCCAGTTCTTTCAAATAAGCCACCATAAGCAGCAAGCTTAAGTCTATACTCAAAGGCATCAGTGATTTCAAGAGCAAAAGTGAGACTTATATCAAATTTAAATTCACTTCCGGCTGACACAGTAATAGTAGGAGTTGTTGAATAACCATTTCCTCCATTTGTAACTGTAATTGTGTTAATACCATATTTGATACCAGTAACTGTGAAAGTACAATCTTTTCCCGTACCACCAGTTACACCTGCAGATGTCCCAGTAATTACAGCAGAATATGCACCACCACTAACTATAGCAACACTTGTTACACCACCGTTTGCGTCTACTGATGTTACTTTGACAGTTGCAGCAGTACCAGTACCACCCTTAATCGTCAAAATGTCATCAACTGCATATGCTGCACCCGGAACAATAGCTTCCAATGTTGTTATTAATACCGTACTAACTACAGCTGTTGCAATGGTTGAGTTAGTCCCAACAATTGCAAGTGTAGGGATAGCTACTAAACCAGTACCTTTGTCTGCCATTGTTATTGATCCTATACTAAAATCTTTATCACGTATAACTGATATTGTTAATTCACCTTCATTACTACTTGTGTTTACAGCATTAATATTAAATACTGCTTTTTTTCCAGTAGGACAATGATATAACAAAGTATCCATTTTTGCAGTTGGTGTTTTTTTACCTAAAATTCCCATTTTATTTCTCCTTTAATTTTTATTTTAACCCTGCTAAAAATAGCATTGTAAACAATGAACTATTAAGAGCTTCTATTTGTGCTAAAGATGCTGCAGATTTTAAAGCATTTGCTGCATCTACTAATTGACCTGCACTAAATGTAACAGCATCTTGTGATGTTGTAACCGCTGTTGCTAAGGTATTCATAGCTGTTGCTATAGTATCATTGGTATGATCAGTAATTGCTATTATCCCATTTGATTTTACAGTATTAATACTTGTTTCTGATGTAGTTTGAGTATTAATAATATTGTCTATAGTCGTTGTTTCAGTTGTTTCTGCACTAGCTACCATTGTTGCTAATATTGTTTGTACTCTCGCATTCATATCATTAAATTCAGTTGTAAAATCTAAATTGATTTCATTTTGTAATCTGGTGTTTAAAGTCATTATTTCAGATTTAACTATCTCACCAACTTCTACAACCTCATAAACAGTTGCTCTTCCACCTATGTGATCAACAGCAGAACCAAGATATGCTAATTCTTCTGCCGTAGCAGTTGTTGCCGAAATAGTTATCTTGTCTTGTATTGATTTAATAGCATTTTTTAAGTCTAAACTCATTCAAATCCTCCTTATAGAATTCCAAATTTCAACATTTTTATATCTCTTTCCAATTTTCGCGTTTTATCAGATTCTACTTGTGTACTTTCAAAAGAAAAAACACGACCATCGGTCATTGTTATATTATAAAGATCAGTTCGACCAGATATACCTCCTCCATTAGTTCTTTCGATGTCACTTATACCCAAACTCTTTGAATTTAGAGTTAAATCTTCAACACTAGTTATAACAGTAAGATTCACATCTGTTTCATAGACCAATTTATTTGTTTTTAATGATGTTACTTTCTTACTAAAATTTTTCAATTTATCAGAAAATAATATAGTTTCTTTAGATTCATTATCAAGCTTATCAAAATTAACTGGGATAACTTTAGTTTGTTCTTGAACTCCCTTGGCGTTATATATTATTATTGGATCTTCTGATAAACCAAATTTTGTTTCATCAACATCATTTAAACTTCTAAAATGAATGATGTGTTGGCCGTGTGGTTTTTTACTTTTATCAACAGATAAATCGAGAATATCACTACTACCCATGTTCATACCTCTGCATCTTTATTTTATTTATGAAAAAAAATGTAAAAATACATCTTTATTTTATTTATGAAATAAAATAAAAAATACATCTTTATTTTATTTATGAAATAAAATAAAAAAATGCATCTTTATTTTATTTATATGAAATAAAATAAAAAAATACATCTTTATTTTATTTATGAAAAAATGTAAAATATTAATAAGTTGACTTATACACCCTAAAGCCGTCATTCATGACGGTGCAGTTCACTAACTTTTACACCCGGTCTGAAGGAGATGTGGTTTTCGACAGAGTGGATAAATAATAAAAACAATTAAAGGATAATATTACATAATGAATTATACACCAGACATATTCGATGTATCACAATTACATATTACTTTTAGTGAATTGTTCACTAAAAAAGAAACTTTAGAATATAAACTACAACAATATCAAAAAGCATTTGATGCATTTAAAAGTATGAATTTTCCAGAATTGTTAATCTATGAAAGAAAGAAAGAATATAATAAAAATATAATCCCTGATAAATCGGTATTGATGCAAATTAAAGCAAATGAATCAGATTTGGCGGTTAAAGAATTTAGACAAACAATAAATGTTCTTAATAAAGAATTAAAAGAAATAAATACATTAATAAAAAAAGAAGAATTTAAATTACAAAATATGTTTCAATTTAAAGAAATTAATCTAAATAGATATTTAAAGACATTGGATATGTATTACAATGATAGTTTTCTTTTTACTGATTTATTTGAAGATATTTTTAATAATGAATTTAATGATAAACAGTTATATACTGAAATAAATTTACAAAGGAATTATAGTATATTTAATTTATTAATATTGAGAGCTCCAAATGAGTGGAAATGGTTATTTAGAAATATAATTGATGAACAAATATATTTAAATCAACAATGAAATACATACAAATATACTTATCTAGTAAATTAATGTAATATTATAAGGAAATA